GCACAAATATAACACTAGTATCTTTTTGCCCGTTAACCCACTGAAAACTTCCAGTAGTTACCATGTTAGTGTTATTTACGTCCTCATTATAATCAATCTGCTCGTATATCTTTGTAAGATTAAACAATGATTGTTTTGTTTCATCTCTAAAAGCATGTTGCTCTGTACGTGGAAACTGACGATAAAATTCATTTAAAGCGTCTTGATCTTGCTTTAAACCATCAACTTCATTTTGCCAATAATCAATTACACCTATGTCTATTTTAGACCCATCTGGCGCATCAACTGGTTTTGCTGGTGTATCGAATACAGGTAACCCACAAGCGTCAATGTATCCTTCGTAGTTCCATTCCATAGGTATGAACAAAGAATATAATCCCGAGCGAGTCTGTCCATTGGCGTTTCGTTTACTAACGTCTGAATCATAGTAAAGTTTTTTGAAGTTGTCTCCACCTTTATCTAATGCGTTTGACGTACTACCCATCATACACTTACCAATAATTCTAGAACCAAGTCTAAGTGTTGTTTTAGTTACCCGCCAGTTATTTAATATATTGTTTGGCCTTTCCCATTTACCACTTTCATCATGTACTAACAACTTAAGTTTTTCACCGTCATAAGAGTTGTCACCAGTGTTTTTCCAGTCGATGGTTGTATCAAGACCTTCTATATCTTCTACTTTTTCGTTTATATCTAATTTACGCCTTGTGAATTTTGACGCTGGTACTCGATAAGCTAATTCTGTTTTCGGACGATCCATACCGTCCTGTATTGGTTTGAAAAAGAAAGGATAGTTAACTGATATTGGTACTACCTTATCTGTAAACATTTTTTTAGCATCAGGCCCAGACTTTGATAATATACCATAACGACTGTCACTAGATATTGTGGCTAAGTTAACTACTTCACCTGAAGCCATAAATGAAAAACCAGAACGACGGTTTTTAAGATAACACATACCGTAGCATCTACTATCAGCTTTACAAGCTTCCCAAAATATAAAAAATAATCTATTAGCTTCGCGAAAATCAGGTTTACCTACATCAATCTTACTCCATTGTAAGTACATATAATGTGTTCCGGTAATATATGTTGGTATGTTATTATTGTAAAACCAAAAACCTTCATCGCGGCGTTTGAATTCATTGTCAATATAGTCATACCACTTTTCTTGGAACTCAGGTGGATATTCTTTCCAGTCAAAAACTGTTTTTATTTTTTCAAGTTCTTTAGGATATTCAGTATGTTCCCATCTATTTAATCCAAAACTATGAGTATTATCTTCAGCTGGTAAAGCTATAAATAATCCTTGTATTTCATATATCTCACCAATTTTGCCAGTTTTACTTATAACAACAACATCGTGATCTTTATTATAACCATACTCCCATTTTTTAAAGCGATTTAATTTCTTAATTACTTTAGGGTTAATATGGTTATCTAATACTCTATATAAAGTTTGCTGATACATTATTTTGATCTCCCTTCTGCGAAACCTTTAAAAGACTTTACTTCTTTTTCTTCCTTAGGTTTATCATTTAGCATATTCTCTTCTTCTTGTATTCTATTAAGAATTTCAAAAGCATCAAACACAGCTAACTTTTTAGTTGCGGCAGCATTCTTAAGTCTGTCAGCGGAAATATCATCGCCTGAGTCAACGATCTTTTCTTGTGCTACCTTAATTAATTCCTCAACTGCTCTTTGCCCAGCTTGGATTATTTTCAACTTCGTCTCCTTGGTATTCATATTTTATAACAATATCATTTGATTTCATACAGTATAATCGCTGATCATCTATAATAAAATCAAATTCTCCATACGGAGTATACCCAATTAGATCACCAGGATTAATTTTAAGCGCTTCTAAGGACTTATTACCATACTTTAGTACACCAATAAGCTTTCGTTCTTTATCAAGCGTTAGAGAGTCATTATTTTTTAGTGGCATTACAAAGCATCTATCGCCAAATGCTTTCCAATTACCAAAATCGCCGTACATATAAACTTGATCTGGTGCAACAAAAAACATATTGTCTATAAACATAGACCTACTGTTTTTTTTGCGACCTTTCATATCGTAAAATACTCTAAAGACATTGTGGTGTATAATAATTTTATCACCAACTTTAATATCTGTTTTAAAAGCAAGTGGTATAGCCACTACCTCAGCTATATTATTTACAGCTTTAAATGCTTCTATTTTGGTATTTAATACAAGTTCTTTATTGCCAACCTTAATTGAATTATCGTAACGATTATCATTATAAGGCTTTACAATAAAATCATATAAACTATTCATTAGTATTCTAAATCATATTCAACAGAAATAGCCATATTGGAATTAAACTTTTTCCAAGGCATTACTTCATCGTCTTTTCTTATATGAATATTATATGAATTATCTTTTTCTTCAAAAAGAATATAGGCTATCTCGTGCCCTCCATATACAGTTTGTCCAATGGAATAATGCATGGCGTCATTTTTATAATCAGCACCAATACTAATCTTCCGTATGTTCGACTGCATCTTCTTCTTTTTTAATATGCTCGTATTCACCAGTCTTAAGATCAATAGTTACAGCACCATACTGCTCTTCAAGTTCTTTTTTGGTGTCTTCAATTTCTTTGTTTACTTCAGCTACCCTGTGAAGTAGACTATGTTTTTCTGTTTCAATAAGCCCGATGCGATTTAAAATATCTCCTAATAACGCTTGTTGCTCATTGACTTTTTTCAATTGCTCCTCTGTAATCTTCATTTTATTAAATTTAATTGATTTATAATTATAATATTACACTTTTTATTCAATAATTACTTACTCTGTAATAAAAACAGCTTTAAACCATTTCTTCACTTGGCTCTGGGAAATATTCAGGGTGTAACTCCTTGCATTTCTCTGTCCACTCTGCAATGGCACTTGATGAGCCGAATGTATGCACACCCATTGGCGCACACCACACCATTTGAGCATCCCAATCTGGGTTTGGCTCACCATCCCATAAAACATCAACGTGATAGGTATCTGTTAAAACGGGAGGCGTTATTTCGTTTCCTTGCTCATCGTACGTTCCGTTTTCTAATACGATATTGCCAAGACGAACTACTGCGTGATTATGCGTAGGGTTTCCTTCCTCGTCTAATCCTAAAGCGTTAATCTTTGTACTAGCAGAACCTTTACTGCCAAACTCGTATTTTCTGAAAAAGCGTGTATTACTCATATTGTATTATTTACTCTTGTTATTATTATAGGCGTAATTGTTACTCTTGTTATAAGGTTGTTAGCGTTGCTAATTCTGCATTGGTTAAACGAGTCTTGAATAGTAGGGTTTGGGCAAGACGGTCATTGAGTATATATGTGCCGCTCTCATTTCCTACATCACAAATAGATGTTGTTGGAACTGAACTTGTTGTATTTGTTCCTCTTTGAATACCATTAACATATAATACCCAATCATTTGCCGCATATCCCAAAGCCATTTTGTAAACTCCACCCACTAAAGGAGCATCATAGTTTATAACTACTGTAAATATACCGCCTAACCTACAATAACCTTGAAGGCGTAAAAGCCCAGCATTTTTAAAAATGGCTAGACCAAATCTGTTATCTGCATCTTGTAATACTTGCAAAGGCGTTTTTACACCCCCCTCAAACTCTCTTACATCAACCTCCGCAAACAAAGTCCCTTCCGTTTGCCCAATCAAATCACTTACTCCAGTTTTAGAAGCAACATCTTTCGCAAATGTCACACTCGCCCCATAGGTAGGTATGTAGGATGTTGCGTAGCTTCCTTCTTCGTGTTGTAGCCCATATACTTCAAAGTCATTAGCAGTTCCGCCATTAAAATTACTAATTATAAAAGTGTTTGATGGACTCCCTACATCGTATACAATCCTTTGCCAATCTCCAGTAAGTGTATATAATGCCCCTTGTGCAACATTAGCCCCTTTACCAAATCTTATTTTCTCACCTGCTGTACCTTTTACATACATTGAGGTAACTTCATTTGTATAAGTTGTTACACCAAAAGCTATATATCCCGAAACCGAAAACTGAACCCTTGCACTATTTTGAACACCCTCTGGACTGATTCCATAATTTTGAGTAATAGTCGTATTCTCTGATGAATAACCAGCAATATATTCACTATAAAGTACAGCATTCGTTCTCTGCGGCTCAAGTTTCAGCGCAGGACACGAACTATCCGTATAATCTAATCTTGGTACATTGTCTGTAATACCTCCCTCTACGGCAGCAGTAGTCGTTTCTATATAGTCCCTTGCTACAAGTCCCTCTTCAAGTTGGGCATCTTGGATGTAGATGTTTCCGCTTGTTCCACTTACATTCCCATCATCATCGGCAGGATAAATTCTACAATTATTTGAAGCATCATCAGTAGTTACAGAACATCTGTACCATCCATTTCCTACATCTTCAATTTTAGCGTCAATAGGAGTACCTACATAATCACTTTGAATAGTAC